TCCAATACAATGACGATTCAAGCCAGACGGACACCAATCGGGATGAAGTCAATACTGCCATTGATGAATTTAATCAGCGGACCAATGAAGCTTATCACGAGAAAGTGATGAAGAAAAATCTATCCGTAACTGGTCGTGCTTATGAATTAGAGTATGTCAAACGCGACACAACAGACTTATATGTCATGGCTTTAGATCCAAGTGAAACATTTGTTGTTTATGACACTGATCCAGAGCAGCACTCACTATTTGCTGTGCATTATTACTATGTTGAGGATGATGAAACTCCAGTATGGTATGTTGAAGTCTATACAGATGATCATACGATTCGATATGAACCTAACGGCTATCCTAATTCACAATTGACTTTCGATGATAGTAATCCGGACAACTACGAGGAACATTACTTTGGTGGTGTGCCCGTCACTGAGTACGTTAACAATGATGAAAGACTCGGCGACTGGGAAGGTGAAATGGATAACTTCGATGCTTATGATAAAGCAATCTCTGAGATGGCTAACAGTGAGGAAGATTTTAGCAATGCCACGTTAGTAATTACGGGTGAGTTTGACTTTGGTACTGATTCCAGTGGGAAACCCAAGACTCATCCAGACGTTGATGGAAGCAATCGTTATATGTGGCTTAAGCCTGCACGGGCACAGGGGATGAACAGCGATAATGTTATTCAACCTTCTGTTCAGTATCTGACTAAGAATTTACCTATCGATGCTTGGAATGCATACGTTAAGACGCTCAATGACAATATGCATAAGTTTACCAATTCACCCAATGTAGCAGATGAGAACTTTGCCAGTAATGCTTCAGGTGTAGCAATGTCATATAAGTTATGGGGCAGTGACCAGGAACGCGCTACTCAACAAGAACTGTATGCTCGTGGTCTAATGCGTCGCTTGCGATTATTGGGAAACTACTGGTATACACTCGGAAAAATCAAAGATTCTAATTTGATTGAAAACGTTACGCCTGTGTTTACGCCTAACTTGCCCAAGAATGATACTGAGATTGTTGATAATGTGCAGAAGCTTTCTCAAACGGGTGAGTTCAGTCAACAAACATTATGGGAGATGGCACAAGCTGTAACTGGTATTAAACCGGATGAGGAACAGTCACGAATGAATGCACAAGCTGAATCTGAACCAACAATGACCATGCCAGGCGACTACCCTGATACATTTAATAAGCCATCTAACGAAACTGAACGTCAAGTAGAACCTCATACTGCTGAACCTGATGAGTCACAGCCAACAGGAGCTCAATCAGTTGGTGAGGAACAACAGGTCACTTTAGCACAGGCCATTGTTAAACAGCGACAGGCACAGCAAGGTGGTGCTAGTTAATGGAACGAAAGACTGTTCTGCAACTAGCACAACGTGTTTATGGTGAGAACGACAAACGTGTAAAAAAATTGAGTGAATTATTTAAACATGCTAATAACGAAATTGTGGACGTTCTAAGCACTTTTATTGCTGATGAGGTTAATTGGTCAGCCCCAGCCCCAAAAGCCAAAATACAGGAGCTGATGGACGACATCGCCAAATTGGCCGTGTCTGCCGCTATTGATGAACGCCCATTTGTTAATCAAACATTTAGAGATGAACGAGTTAAGACTTATGGTGATGTGGCTAAGCAACGAGTTAACCTAATCGTTACCCAGTTGGCTATAGATCAAAAACAAGTTATCCAAAGTAATCTAAATCATATTGACCGGGCACCGCTAGTAAATCCACAACCGGATCGTGCTGTGTATTCAAGGCATAAGTCAGACATAGCGGCACAAAAAATTGTGGGTGATAATCATCAGGGCTGGCAGGGAGCTTCTTGGCAGGATCGAATCTATAAAGAGAAGTCCGCGTTAATGCGTCAGTTAGACGATCAAGTAGACGATGTATTGAAGAATCACTATAAGCCGCAGGATTTCAGCAAAGAGATTGCAACTAAACTTGATACGTCGGAAGGGCGTGCAGAACGCATTCTTAGAACTGAATCAAGCGGCGAACTATCAAGACAATTAATTGATGATTTTGGTCAACGAAGCGTCAAGCGTTATCAAATTGAAGCAGCTCTATCAGTAACGACGTGTGAGGAATGTGAGGCGCTGGACGGGACGGAATATAATATTGAAGAAGCTAGCGAAGGTGTGACACTGCCACCATTTCATCCTAATTGTCAGTGCACAATTATTGAAGTCGCCGATAATGATTACAGTGTTGATTTTAGTCAAATGCCAAAGAATTATGGATTGGATTAGGGCCACTTAAATTATGTGAGTGGTCTTTTAATTTGCCCTTTTTTCGGCAGCGGGCGTTAAAGAACAGCTGACAGTTATACCACTTAGAAAGTATTTTAGGAGGAATTTTTATGTTTAAACGATTATTACCAATGAATTTACAGTACTTCGCTGAATCAGTACCTGGCAGTGGTAATGAGGCAGATGCCGAGTCAGCTAATAATTCTCAAAATGGTAATGGTGATGGTGGAAATAAGGATAACAATGGTGAAAATGGGTCTCAAGGTACCGGCAAGCAGTTTGACCGTAAAGAGGTCCGGGGGTTAATTTCAAGCGCTATTGATGATTTTAAAAAGAAGTCTCTTCCAGATCTATTGGAGCAAGCACGCCAAGATGGTGAAAGCCGTGCCAAAATGACTGCAGAGCAACGCGAATCAGCAGATCAGAAAGCCCGTCAAGCTGAGTTAGACAAGCGTGAATCTGAATTGAATCGTCGTGAATCAATTAATGCAACACGCGATTTGCTGGCTAAGGAAAACTTACCAGAAGATTTTGCAGAAGTGCTGAACGATGTCGATACTGATAAGCGCGCACAACATGTCGAAAACTTTGGAAAAGCTTTTAATAAAGCCGTTCAAGCTGGTGTTGAGGAACGCTTGAAGGGTAAACAAACTCCAGGCCAAACTGTAAATAACGGCAATGATCGTGAAGATACTAAATTCGCGCAAGAGTTAGCTGCAATGGCACATCCAAAGAAGCCTGCAAGTGATTTCTTTGGTCATAAAAAATAAGGAGGTTTAATCAATGACGATTAAACGTGATTTTATTTCAGAAACCCAAGTGCTGGGGAATGTACAACAGAAGGTAGCGTTGCCTGGACTAATTAGTGCAACCGGTGTAACGGCTAACAGTTTTGGCCGGAAAGTCATTCCGGCTGGGACGGTAGTTGGTGGTGCTAGTTCGTTTTTAGACGATTCACAAGCTGTATTGTCAGTAGGACAAGATGCCAAAGCACAAGGTGTATTAGAGCATGATGTAGATGTTACAGCTGGTAATGCGACTGGTACAGTCATTATTTTTGGCTTTATTAATACTGCTCGTATTGCTAGTGGAGATGTTTCAGCCGATGCTAAAACAGCATTAGCTGGTAAAGTTACATTCTTCAATCGACCATAGGAGGACTGATAAATAATGAATATTTTTGATTTAGTAAATGCAACTAATATTGCCGCATATTGGGAAACGATTGCGCAGCAAGAAGCGCCATATTTTGGTGAAACTATTTTTCCAAATGTTCGTCAAGTAGGTATGACGATGGACTGGTTGAAAGGTGCAACCGGAGCACCCGTTGCTTTAGCACCATCAGCACTCGATACTAATGTTGTACCACGGGGACGTAAGGGGCTAAGCAAGTTAACTCAGGATATGGCTTTCTTCAAGGAATCTAAATATGTTGATGAAAAGTTACGTCAGCAGTTATTAATGCTAGGCAATAGTGCTGACCAAACACTACGTGATACGATTATTGCTCATATTTTCGATGATGACATCGAGTTGATTAAGGGCGCTGCATTGCGGCGTGAGATTATCCGGATGGAAGCTTTGACAACCGGTAAAGCTAAGGTGACTGGGAATGGTGTTGATATGACTATTGACTACGATATGCCAACTGAAAATATTGGTGCCTCAAAGGTTGCTTGGGGGGATGCCAAGGGTGATCCATTTGAAGACTTTGATCGGATTACGACACAAATTGGTAATAAAACGGGAGCCACAATCTCACGTGTTGTTATGAACCGGGTAACTTGGAATACACTTGCAAGTAATGATGCTATTAAGTCTACTTTGCTGGCTAGTTCTGCAAGTAAGACTAATGTGGTATTACCCAAGTCCGTTATTATGACTTACCTGGAAGATGAATATGGCTTGAGTTTTGCTATTTATGATAAAGGGTACCTTGGTGCGGATGGTAAATTAGTTAAGTTTATTCCAGACGGTAAAGCCGTCTTTATGCCAGCTGTTGATCTTGGTAATACGCATTTTGGGACGACCCCAGAAGAAGCAGACCTGTTATCTTCCAATGCGGCACAAGTTCGTATTGTTGATACCGGTGTCGCAGTTACAACGACTACGAAAACTGACCCAGTGAATGTTGAAACTAAAGTATCTATGATGTCTTTGCCTTCATTTGAACAGGCTGATTCGGTTTATGTATTAGATACGACCGCAGGGGCGACAACCACTACAAATACCTCAGGATCTGGTGCCGCAAGTAGTACAACGACAGGTTCAGGAAAGTAGTTCACGGAGGGCTTTTTATGAATGATGAAGAGCGAACTGAACGAATTAAATCTTTACTGCATGGGATAAAACTGATGCGTGATTTAAAAGATGATGACAATGTTCTTGATGATAAGCTGGAACTTTATATTGGTGACGCATTAGATGCAATTGGCATTTATATTAACCAGGCTGAGGTACCACAACAATTAGATGGAGTCGTGCGCAAGATGGCTGCGTCTAAGTTTGTCCAAGAAGGTGCAGAGGGAACTACGGCTACATCAGAAGAAGGACTATCTTTTACTTTTTCAGATGACGACATGAAACCGTTCGCTACGTTACTAAATAAGTATGTAGACAATCAGTCTGGTGCTAACCGGTTAGGATCGGTGGTGACCTGGGATTGAAAATTGAAAGGGCCTATCTGTTGGCTAAAAAAACTTCAACGTCAGCGGGTTCATTAAATCGTAAAGCTGATCCAACTTTGCTTGAAATGATTGCGGATGCACGAGTTAATCAGATGGGTGCTCAACGACAGATGACTGTTTTTGGCAAAGTATATGCGGACGCTAGAATTGTTCGAGTAATGGGTGAGCATGCCGCTGACAGTATTGGCCTATCTGGTATGAGTCTCAAAACGTTTGCGCCAAGTTATGCAATTACTAAAGTAGCCTATCACCAATATCGAACGGATTTTTATATCATTGTTGATAAAAAGCAAGTTGGGGGTGACTAGATGTCAACTGATAATGAGCATATCCCAACAGTTAGGTTTAGTATGACAGACAGTTGGTCGAGCCCTATTAATCAATTAATGCATACCATGGCGAAGGTTAGCAGTGGGCAAGGCGTTACACGCTTACAACGACTGCAATATGCACTAGATACAAATGCTAAGAAAGTTATTCATAATGCAGGTGTTGATGTGCAGAAGAAAGCTCGAGAAATTGAGCGTGCCAATGTTGGTGGCAAAAAATCAGGATACAAACCTACAGGAAATTTAATGCGAAGTATTGATGCACATGACAATTCAGAAGGAATGCAGACTGAAATTGCACCAGAAGCAATGACTAAGCAAGATTATGAATACGGTCAAGCTGTTGAGTTCGGCACGAAGGATGGTAGAATGCCTGCACAGCCATTTATGAAGCCTGCTGGTGATGAAATTGGTAGCAAGCTGAACGATGCCGTCAGGGAAGCTCTTAAACAAGCCATTAAGGAGGCGTAGCTGTGGAACCAATATATCCGGTCGTAGACCTATTATTAAGTGCCCAAGCGTCTTTAACTGGTCTTAATCTGCTGGTCTTACTACCGAGTGATGAAGAAGATAATTTGACATTTCCGCAAGTTACTTTGCAACTTGATAATGTTACAGATACTAGTCAGTTAAAGTTTATCAGCCAGGATCAGCTAACCTTGCATGCTGATTTGTACGTAGATCATGATTTATACGGTGATGCACTGAACTTACAGCAAGCTATCACAGATCGGTTGAAATCATTAGTTGGTCAGAATTATCCCTTCATGGCGCTGCATTATTCTAGTCGAATTCTTACCGACAATTCACTACAAGATCGGACCTTATTTCATGTGCCGATTCTTGTAGACTATCAAGTTAATTACTAATCACTTACTGACGCTTAGGCGTCTTTTTATTTAGAAAGGGGCAGAAATATGCCAACAGGAATTGGAACAACAACAGAAGTTATCAGTCCAAAATTTGCCGATAAATTTATGTACTTTTGGAAGCGTGATAGCTGGCCAAAATCACGTAAACCAGAGGTAATGGGCCTACAAGGTGCTAGTTCTGGGACGAACACACGGACGGCTTCAAACGTCCAAACCAAAACGGTCACGTTGAAATCGTTGGGTGCTAAAACACAGCAACGAGTTGTTAATTTGGTTTATACCCAAAATGACAGCCTATATCGTGAATTAAATGATGCTTGGTCAAAAGGCGAAGTGATTCATTTATGGCGTGTTGACTTTAATACGTTACAAGGTACTAAGCCTAATCGAAGTGCAGAAGCTGAGTATTCGCAATGCCTTGTACCACAACTACCAATCACTGAAGGCATTGGTGCTATTACGCAATCAAATGCAACGTTTGAGGTGCAAGGCGAAGCCGTTGATGATGAAGATGGTAAGCCAGCTCGGGTTACAGAAGCTGACTTAGTTGATGGTTCATTTGATGTGTTGGACAAAGCCCTATATGCCTTCAGTCATGGTCAAGATGTTGGCGACAACAGTGCGACGACTAATATCCCTGATGAATCACAGCCATCTGATAACACAGCAAGTAATGGTTCAGCTAATACAGGTAAGTAACTTTTTAAGAAAGAAAGGATTTTAAATTATGCAATCTTTAAATATTAACGGTAAGTCATTAACACCAGTTATCAATTTTCGCTTTCGGTCGGTACTAGGTAAAAAGATGGGTGATGAGCAAGATAAGTCTGGATTTTCAAACCTAATTACTGGATTGGTACAATCTGATCCAGATGCTTTGTTAGCATTCTATGAAGCGGCACTAGCAAGTGATCACCCCAGCGACAGTGATTTGTATGACGCTTTGGATGATCAAGTATTCAAGAATACTGATTCCGAAGAAACCGCCTTTAAAGATGCAGTCAATGCATTAAATAATAGTGGTTTTTTCAAGATCAAGGCCAAAGCCTGGAAGAAGCGCAACGATCAATTGCGAACCGTCTTGCAAGCACAGCTCGACGCCTTGGCCGACCAAGACGATCAACGGGCAGCAACGCAGAAGACCGGGATTCAAGTTGGCCTCGATCAGATCAACGAAGCGGAGAACGCTTTCGACAAAATGACAGCACCAGTAGCAAACAGTCAGACAGCCTCAGTCAATGGTTAGAAGGGGCTCGGCGTTATATTGGTATTACTGATATTAATGCTTTTTATGATTTAACGGTCTCAGAATATAATGCCATGCTCAAAGGAGCATTGCTGGCTAGAATTGATGATTTACATGCACAGAAGCAAGCTGCTAGTTTTACCAGACCGGTTCTTATTGCAGACGGTGAGAAGAACCAACAGTACGACCAAGAAGTAACAGAGAATTTGAAGCGACAGGAATCGCAGATAAAACAACAGTTTGACCCGTATTTCATCAAACAGCAGCAGAATAAAAATGAACAGACGATGGCACTGTATCAATTAATGCACGGTAATGGAGGCGGCGACTAGTGGGCGCAGATTATGTAGTTGATGATAAGGTTCGTTGGTCGTTTGTGGATGATGTCACGGCTCCATTGACGCGTGTTAAGCAAATGTTAACGGATGCCCAGAGCTTAGTTAATGGATCAGTGAATCCAACGAAAGCACTGGAAGACGCATATAGAACATTAGGAACCAGCGGTGCTGATTCGGTTCAAAAGATAGTCACTGACGCTAAAGAACTACAGTCATCAATGAATTCAATTCCCAAAGATACTAAAGTTGATGTAACAAGTAATGCACAAAAAGCTATTGATGATGCCAAGAAGGTAAAGGATGGCTTAGGGGATATTCCGAAGACAACTGATGCTGATGTCAAAGTCAATACGACTGATGCAGTAGCTAAAGCCAAAGAACAAGTTTCACTGCTGGGAAAGATCCCAAAAGACGTTAAGACTGAAATTTTGGCACAGGCCAATGATGCTGGCATCAAGAACTTTGACGCTATTTTGGATAAAGTTCCGCGAAAGGTCAAGACAGATCTGACAGCTAACGTTAATGATGGCAAGATAATTGATTTTGAGAAAGTTTTGTCAAAGATTCCTGAGACTAAGCGGACGGTATTGGAAGTTGAAGACAAGGTATCAGCACCAATTAAGTCTTTGACTACTAAAACTGAAGAAACGACTCAAAAAACTAGTAGTCTGAGAAGTGTATTAGTTGGTACATTTGCTGGAAACATTGTTTCGAATGGGATTGCTTCTTTGGGGAGCAAGCTAATCGAGTCAGCTAAAGATGGATTAGAACTAGCCGAATCTGGTGAGCAAACCGTTCGGGCTTGGTCAGCTATGGATGTGCCTCAGAATAAGATTAAAGATCTATCTGGCAACATGGTGACTTTGCGGAATGAAACTGGTTTTGCGGCGGGCGATATCAAGAATATCCAGAAGCAATTTTATGGATTTACAGATAATGTGAAAGACACTGAAGCGTTGACTACTGGGGTAACTGCCTTAGCGGTAGCTTCTGGTAAAGGTGTGGAGACTGCGGATGGCTTGACAGGTTCATTTAAAAAGATTGAATCACAAGGCAAGTTAACCAGTATGGCATTTACTCGGATGACTGCCGAGGCCCCGGCTTTGCCTAAGCAACTTGCAGCTGCCTTAGACATGAGTCAAAGCCAATTGAAAAAAGCGGTTGCTGATGGCAAAGTATCTTCAAGCGAATTTGAAACGGCCATCTCCAAAATTGGAAATAATTCCAAACAAGTTTTTGCAGATTTTGGTAAAACTGGTGAAGGGGTCATGGCTCAGATTAAGGGTAGCTGGACGGGGATTAAATCAACCCTGATGCAACCACTGGTGGATACTAAGACATCTGGTTTAGAGTCCGTTAGAAACTTGTTACAATCTAAGGACATGACTGCGTTAGCCCATTCTGTTGGTGAAGGATTAGCATTTATGGCTGGCAAAGCATCTGGCTTAATTGGGTATATCGCCGCGCACCAAAAAGATATTAATGCCATTATTGAGAGTTTGACTTCAATCATGGTCATCCTAACCAAGTCTATCTGGTCTACTATCAGTGGCATGTTCAAAGGTATTGCAGATGCCTTTGGCTTAGTCAGCGATAATGCTAAAAAAACTAATGATCCACTGAAGCAGGTCGAATCTGCTTTAGATAGCATTTTGAAACACAAGAGTGCAATTCAAGGCTTTGGCAAAATTCTGGTTGCTGCATTTGCTGTGAAAAAGCTAACGGAATTTGTTAAAGGGTTCAAAGAAGTTACAAGCACTCTAGGTGCAACTTCTGCTTTTACAGGAATAAAGTCGGCTGTTGGTGGATTTACAACATCTGTGAAGTCAGGAGCTAAGGTTTTACCTGCGTTTGGAACAGCATTAAAGGCAGTTCCATTTACTATTTGGATTACAGCTATTGCGGCAATCGTGTTAGCTTTAGTTGAGTTGTATAAGCATAATAAAAAGTTCCGTGAGTTCGTAAATGGGCTTGTTGATACAATCAAAGATTGGTATAAGGATGCTACTAAGTGGCTTGGTAATGCTGTAACGTGGATCAAAAAGACATTCGGACCTTTCTTCAAAGCGGCGGTTAAATCCATTCAGTCAGTCTGGAAAGAGATTGAACCAGTGGTTTCGGCTGGGATTAAGATGGTCCAGCAAGTTCTCAAGCTTGGTATGGCTGTGGTAAGCGCACTCTGGAAGGTTGCCTGGGGTTATCTATCACTTGAAGTAAAAGAAACTTGGGCGATTATTAAGCCAATTATTGATATAGGCATGGCTGTGATTAAAGGCCTTATATCAGCCGGAATGGATATTATCAAAGCAATCTGGAAAGCTGCTTGGAATGTTATTAGTACGGTAGTCAAATCTGTTTGGAATGTGATTAAGCCACTAATTATCGGGGCAATGAATGTCATTTCTGACGTAATTCAAACTGTTCTTGATATTATTCATGGCAACTGGAGCAAAGTCTGGAGAGATATCAAAAATATTTTTTCAGACATTTGGAAAGCCCTATCGCAAGCGATTAAAGCTTACATGAATGGCATGCACGATATAATTTCATCAGTATTAGATGCCATTAGCACTGTTTGGCACGGTATGTGGCAGGGATTAGGAGACTTTTTCAGTAATATCTGGAAAGGTATCAAGCAGGCCGCACAAGACGGCATAAACGGCGTTTTGAGCGTTATTAATGCTGGCGTTGATGCAATCGATTCAGTTTGGAAATTCTTCACTGGTCATAAGACCAGTATTCACCATTTAGAGCCAGTTAAGTTTGCTCAAGGTGGTGTCGTGCATACTCGTCTATCTATGGTTAACGATGGTGCCGGTCAGAACTGGAAGGAACTGTTACAACTACCTTCTGGTGAACTCAAGATGACGCATCAACGTAATGCAGTGCTACCTTTGCCAGTTGGTACACGAGTATACAATGGCGATGAAACAGCTTCTATTATGGCTTCTGCTGGTGTTGATCATTATGCACACGGCGGTATTGTTGGCAATGCGATTAATTGGACTAAGGGTAAGCTATCTGACATTGGCTCATGGATTGGTGACAAGGCCGAGGCTGTTGAGAAGTTCCTCAAAGATCCGCTCGGTAATATCTCCAAGCTACTTCATAAAGCTACTGATGGCTTATTTAAAGGGGCAGCTAGTTTTGGCGACTTAGCTAGCGGCACCATTAGCAAGCTATCAAGCATAGCAGTGGATAAGTTCAAGGAAATGTTAAATAGCACCAAAAAAACACTGGAAGTATCTGACGGTAAAGCCGGTCATTACAACCCGGGTTTAATTGAAAAAGCTGCTAAGATGATGCACATTGATAGTCTTCCGGCAGGTTTCAGTGAGCTTTTGCAAGCAACTATCATGAGTGAATCTGGTGGTAAGTCTGTGATTCAAACTATTCACGATGGCAATAGCGGCGGTAATGAAGCTGGTGGGATTCTACAATTCACACCAGGGACATTTGGTGCCTTTGCAATGCCAGGCTATACCAATAGGATGAATCCGCTCGATGAGCTACTAGCTTTCTTCAATAACTCCGATTGGCGAAACAGTATTGGGCACACAGTTATTTGGGGTGTTCCAAAGGTTGATTGGCTGCATAGTGGCCCACAAGGTAGTCGTCGGTTAAGCTCATTTGCTACTGGTGGTCATCCTTTAACACCACAACTTGCGACGATTGCAGAAGATGGGGACGAGTTTGTTGTTAATCCGCGTAGAAGTAATGCAATGCAATTGTTGAATGATGCTTATGAACGCACAATACAAGAACAACCGCAATTACGTAATGCAACTGAACCTAATAGTGTGGGCGTTTTGCCACAAATGCACAGCACACAGAGCAACGAGCCTGAGCAACTTAATAATTCATTGTTGGAACGGGTTATTGAACGGCTGGAAGAAATCCGCGATAAAGATAACGATACGTACTTAGACGGTGAAAAGATTTCAGCAAGTAATGAGCGAGTTGGAGCCAGTAAATTTCGCTTAGCAGGTGTTCAAGGACAAATATAAAAAGCGTCCCAATTTTGGGACACCTTTTTTAGTTTGGTTTAATCATGTCTGCGTAGGCAAAAATGACATTTTGTGAATTAACCGTATCAAATTGACCAGTTAAACGATAGTTACAAAATCCTGCAGCTTCATTGGCTACACAGATGTTTTCTAAATTTTTTAGCAGTTTTGCTTGAACATGGGGTTCATTTTGACCAGATGCAAAGGTTTGTATAATTCCAGTTGAATGGTAGCCTTCTGGAACTGGGCCAACTGTTTCAACCAATTTATGCTTGTCGTCGCTATTGCTTTTACCAAATAGTGGCATTGTCATTACCTCACTTTATTTAATGCTTTCAGTATAATCCAACAAAATCAGAATAGAAAGGAGGAGCGTATCATGCAAATATTTTCCACACGAACTGATAGGCCCCATGCTTATCGCTTTGGCGAGACTGATAATAAATTGCCGTTCAATCCAATTGAATATGCTATCAGCGTGGACGGAACTAATTGGGCGTCTTGTTTTGATGTGCCGAATTTGCAGGGCGTTTATATGTATGACGCAACTTTACCGGATGTCAATCCTACTGATACCTACCAAGCGTTAGGACAACAAGATGGGCAAACGCTAATGAGTTCACGATATGATCAACGTGACATTACTTGCCAGTTTTATTCATTTGGCATCGATGAAGCTGATCAGTCACTAGGTTATCAGGCACTGGAACGCTTCTTGTATGCACGCGATGAATTCTGGATTACATTTAGTAATCATCCTGGAATTAAATTTCGTGTAAAGACTAAGACTTTTAAGCCGACATACCCTAATGAAAAAGATTTCTACGCTACTGTCACATTTAATAATTCAGCAGGGCTGGGTCAATCTCTGGGCACTACTCAAGATGTTGAGAACTTTGATTCTGAATTATGGGCACTTGGTCAAAATTTAAGATTGGATCAAGACCCACAATATAGTTTTCAAAACATGGATAGATTCACGGTTGTAAATATCGGCGATATCATGATTGAACCGGATACAAAGCAGCACCCGTTGATCATTACGATCCATTGCAACGGAAAACCAACATTAACTAATACGACTACTGGCCAAACATTCAGCTGTAATCGTGTTTTAACGACAAATGACGAGTTGAAATTAAGTGGTGTTAATCCGTTTATAAACGGGCAACAATGTGGATCGGACACAAACCATGGGGTTATCTCGTTACAACTAGGTGATAATCAATTTACTTTAACTGGCTGTACAGATTCCAATATTAGCTTTGATACGCCGTTCTACTATGTTTAAGTATCCAATGTTATTAGTAAGAGATCGGTCAGGCAACCATGAAGAACGGCTTAACATTAATGATGCGCAAGATACGTTTCAGGATGCATGGGTTTTAAACCAATCAATGGAAATATCATTTACTGCACGTTTACTACCACAATACGAACAGGCATTCAATTTGTTGCAAGTTCAAAATTATGTCATCTATGGTGGTCAACGGTATGTCATACAACAGGCTGTTCCAGCGATTGATAATGGAATACTGACTAATCAAGTTAAAGCAGTTCATGTTATGTATGAGGCGCTTAAAAATATTCGTAAAGAAGATATTAATGCAGGTATGCTTACTTATACTTTTCAAAGTGCTTGTAATGCTTTTGTAGCAGATAATGATCAAGGAGTGCAAATTGACTTTACGGGGGATTTTCAAAAAGTTCAAATTGAAAACTTAGGTAATAGTTCCTTCCTTGATTTTTTAACGAGTTATTTGGATAAGTTTGGGGCAGCAATGATACCAGATAACTTGATGATTCACTTTTGCTCACGAGATACATTCCGCCATGATACGGGTAATATGTTTGTTTATGGCGGTAATACGGATGCCGTGCATCTATCATTCGATTCTACTAGTTTGATTAACCAATGTTGGTGTTATGGAAAACCAGTTGATACAGATAACAGTGATAGCAGCAATGACGCCACAAAAGGAAAGTATTTGGTTAAGTTTATCTGGAACAATCAGAGTAGTATTCAAAAATACGGTTTGCAACGTGGGGCTGCCGTATCAGATGAGCGTTTTACTGATCAAGCCTCAATGCAATCATATATGGACAGTAATATGCAGACAGAGCCAACCATTCAACTAACAATGCAATATTTATCGCGCACAAATATTGCTAGAGGTGATGGTTGGTTTTTGCGTGTCCCCGGTATGGGGTTAGAGCGTGAAGTAACGATTACTGGAATTACAAAAAATCCGTATAACCCCGCAACATTACCGACGATTACATTAGATAATACAGCTGCGGCGCTTAAAAGCATTTCGCTGACTCTGAACAATCGGGTTAATAAGCATGACAAGTCTTTAACTGATTTAAAAGCAGTGGCCAATGGATTAAGGAATGCTGAAAATCATTTTGTTGGTTTAAGAACCATTGATGGAGGTGTATCAAGTGTCAGTTATCAACCAGACGCATAAACGCTATCTAAAAGATGACGATGGCAATGTATATTGGCCAATGACTTCGGTAGATTCA